TGAGCTTATGACGTGTTGCACCACCCTTAAATAAGGTGGTGCATTATCTTTTACTAAAGAAATGTACAAATTGTAAAGAAAATGTAAATAAAAAATTTTTCCACATTATCCTATCTCCTCTCCTATGTGTTAGGGACTATGCCAGTCTTCTGGGGGGGTATAACGATAATGAGTGGAATAACAAGAAATTGAAATGCCTAATCTTTCCTTTAAGACTGGGCCAACGCTGCTTTTCTAATGATATTTTATTTCATTTGAAGGTGTGGTTGGATATAAAATCCTTCGCGGTACAACACACCACACAAAGCACGGAATCATCATTCATTAAGTCGTCACATGGTGAAATCACTGAAGGTGACGACTTTGAATTTCCGAAGATAGAAGAATTTGACTTGTTCATTTTAGGTTCAATTCGGTACCGTTTGTTACAAAACGAGGATTTCGATGCGCGTGTTATATGTAATTTAATTAGTAATATTCAGGATGATTCTTGTTTTCGAACAATCTATTCTGAATACTATTTTTATTACACAACATTGAATGAAATTTATGAATTGTTGTATTGTATAGAGGCTGATGAAGATGATCGACGTGAAGTTGCGCGTATGTTGAATCAATATACCGTTCTCACGTCCTATTATTTTCTCGAGATCTCAAAAGTCTATGGAGATGTGTATTCACATATAAGTCGTTATACGACTTCCCTTGGGACATTTTATGAAGATATTGCCGGGTTTCGGCCCCAAATTCATATAAGTCCCATAACCCATAGATGTACCCAGCCATGGTGTGCTGTGAGACGATACACTTCGAATATCAACGGAAATAATGGTTCCTATACTAATACTGATGATCATGATACTCCTAAAGAGAAACATGACGCCAGGAAGAGGGAACATAAATCAGCAGCGTTACGTAGAATCCATTCCAAAGCTCCTGCAGACGGAAAACACAAGAAAGTTACTTGCGGCCCCCCCGCGAGCAGTATTGTGGCGCCTGTAGAGCCAACCGCTCCTACCCTTCCCCGTTTGAAACCTGCCTATTTCCATAATGGGCATTTGTTTCTTATTGAGGACAGGAAAATAAAGCGAATAATGGATAAATTCGAATTATATGAAGGCATAAACCTAAATATCTCTCCGGTTAAGCTCCCACCATTTTCTATGTTTGGTCGGGATTTTGCGGCACGAACTGTACAGTTCACACCTGAATTATATAATTATATGAAGCTGTGCTTGCGTGTGCTCCCCAATGAACCACGCAATTACACTGCATGTCATATGTTTATAGTCGATACCTTTTCTTTTTTTGAGGACGCTCAATTAAGTTTAGATACTCTTCAGGTGTTTTGCTTCAAAAATCAGGTTAGTTCAACGCCTCATAATATAACAGGCATTGCAACGGACTTGGGCATACCAATGTCTTGTGGTTCACTCTTTGTTCAACCGACTGAGTTATCAAATGTACCTGGTTGGTACAAATTCAACCGTGCATGGAATATTGAGTCGAGCCATGGGTTCGAGTTTGAACTCGGGCCCGATGGAACGATTTTAAAATGTAATTTTAAAACGCACAAGGAGATTCAAATCACGGACAAGAATAAGAGGAGATATTTTTCTTTCACCCCAAAGGAACCCTTTCAAGTGTACGCTAATTGTGCTCATAATGTTGAGCAGGCTTTGCGTCGTTACTTCAAAGTGGTTTCTGGTGGGTGGAAGGAAGAAGAGTTGCGTCGAGCACGTCAGATGAAGCTGATTTCTGGAATTCCAGTAGAAGTTTTATCTAACGTTGCAGATGCACTCGGGGCTAATCTTACCCCGGTTCGCACTCGAAGACGAGAGATTACGGTTATAACCTTCAAACCAGCCTTAAGTTATGGTGAACCCTATGTCCGTTATGATCAAGTTCACCATCACTGCCCCCGCAACAATCAATCCACAATGTTGCGGATCATTGACAAGTATGGTCAGGATCTTCCGGCCCAGATCCATTTTATGAGATTTCAGGACAGCCTTCGAGCTTTCTTTGGACCTTATTGGGATTGGGTTATTGACCACGCTTATTCTCCCGCCTACCAGTGGTTAGATAGTTATGAACTACTAAAAGTTTTAACTTTTTTGCCACATCCAAAGCGGGCGTTATATCGCAATTATGTTGAGAATCAACTTTCTCGCATTATTGCCAATGATGGGCAGATT